AATTAGAGTTTCTTTTGATTGGAATAGACAGAGTACTAGAGCAGCTAGAACTGGACTTTGGTTAAGCGTTTCTGATGATTCTCTTGAAACTGTTCATGTTAAAGGAGTTCCAGTTAACATCAGCTATAATGTGTGGTTTTGGAGTAAGAGTTTAGATAAGATTAACAAGTGTATTGAAGAGTATACATTTTGGCAGCAAGATAATCCACAGCTTTCAATTTTGTATAACGATAAGTATACTCTAGAACCTGATATTCATTTCGGAGAAGTTTTGGATGAATCCACGATCCCTGAAGAGTTTGAAAAAGGAATCATCTTTTGCTATCGGGTTCCAATAAAAGTTGATGGTTGGGTTCTTAAAAGCACAGCATTCAAGACGATTCATAAAATTATTGTTACTGTTTATGATAAAGATGAAATATCGGCTTATTCACAAATTATAGGAGATGAGGCAGATCCAGAGCTTGAGGCAGTGTTAAGGTTGTTTCGAAGAGTACTTTATCATATTTATTCTATAAGTTTGGCTGCTAATAGCATAACATTGTCTAAAGATTTCTCAAGTGATTTTGCTATAGGATCTAAGTTTCAGATAGTTAATTCTGATGATAATAATGGGTTGTACACAATTTCTGGTGTATCAACAGTTAGTGGAAAAACAGTGATAACAGTATTAGAAAATTTGCAGAGTGAAACTGTCACAGGATCGATATATAAGGCTGATTGAATATAGGAGAAAATAATCATGTCAGAAAATCAATTTGATAAGTTGTTAGATGAGTGTAGAGAATTATCAACTAAAAAAGTTGAGAAAAAGATGGAAGAAGAAATTGAAAAAAGTACAGAAGAAAAGGACAATTAGTAAAACTCGGAACTATCCTGAGTTATAAGGCTAAGTAAATGTTTGAAATATTACTTAATGAAATTAAATTAGAAATTGAAGGTGCACGTCTTGATGAAGTTCTTACTCAAGCGGAAATGAACAGGATGAGAGCTCAAGTAGCAACTCCAGAAATTCGTCCTTGTGATTTTGATGTTACAATTCCTGGTTGGCTCTGGAGAATAGAGCAATGGGGAGAAGTTAGGATTCACCACAAAGATCCTGAAAATTTTAGAGGAAAGAAAAAAGTAACAAAGAGGCAATTTTTAGATAGAATAAGTGATGAAACACTTACTAAAATGCTTGGAAGGTGGCAGATTGTAAGGCGTGGATTAACTAAGTGTGAATTCCAAAGAGAATATATTGGTTTCAATGATAGAAAATATACTGAACATTTCATCATAGATGTGAAGTTAAAAAAAGAACTTAGAGGTCTTTTTTAATAGTGTTAATTAAGTAGGAATAGTTAGGGTAGTTGAGTAACGATATGAGGGGTCATTCATATAATCCAGAAGGTTGTCCAAAGTGTGGAAAAGTTCACATACCTCCTTTTCAAGGAAAACATCATACTGAAGAGAATAAGAAGATATTTGGACCAAAAATAAGTAAAGCAAATACAGGAAAGAAGAGAACTGAAGAGCAAAAAACGAACTATAGAGTTGCAGCAAAGAAGCGACCTAAAAGAACTAAAGAACACGGTGAACATATTTCTAAATCTCTTGTTGGAAAGCCTCTTGAGGAAAGAGGACATAGATTTGATTGTGGATGCTGTGTTTGTAGAGCAAAACGAGGAGAAACAAAAGGAGCAAATAATTCATTTTATGGGAAGCATCATCTGGGAGAAACTATTTCAATCATAAGTGATAAGAAAACCAAACAACTTTTAAACGGCTTTGGAAAAGTTCAAGGACATTTTTTCTCTGAGAAAAATACGAAATCACTACATTATAGATCTTCTTGGGAATTAGCATATATGAAATTTCTGGAGTCTAAAGAAGATGTTATTTCTTATATGTATGAAGGTTTAAGGGTTGAGTATTTAGATGAAAAAGGAATAAAGAGGTATACTGTACCAGATTTTCTTATTAGTTATTCAAATGGAGCTAAAGTGATAGTTGAGGTAAGACCTTTATGGAGAACAAATGATAAGAATACTAGAAAGAAAATGGAAGTAGTCTGCAATTTTTGTAGAGAGAATGATAAATCCTACGTTTGGGTTTTTGATTTTTGTGATAATAAAGAATTTAAGTATGTTAGACTCGTAAAGTAAGGAGAAATTGATATGTCGTTACTATTAAGTCCCGGCGTGTACACCAAAGAGCGTGATATCAGCGAAATCGTTGCGAATGTCGCTAGTTCCTCTGCTGCACTAGTTGGCTATTCTGCAAAAGGTGATGTTGATAATATTGTTTTAATTACTAATACTCAGCAATTTATAGATGAGTATGGAGAGCCTGACCCAACATCTGGGCATTTTTTCCATTATGCAGCTTTGGCTTACTTAGCTAAGGGAAATGCTCTGTACTGCTTGCGAGTAGCTAATGGAGCACTTTATCCTGGTGCTAATATAATGAAATCGACTTCTGATGAAAGTAATACTGCATTTGCAGTAGGTAAATCTACCTCGGCGTTTAGTGCTCCTACTGGATACTTAGAAGATATAGTTTTTCAGATTATGTCTACGAATCCTGGAGAGTGGGGAAACAGGACGGGTATCATAATCCAAAATGTTAAGGATGGGACGGAAGAAGTGGCTGTAGATCAGTACACTTTTGAAATTCTTGTATACTGGCAAGATGATGATGGGAATTGGTCTCAGGTAGAAACATGGAAAGTGTCCAGAAAAGAAAAGATAGATGGATTTGGTCGAGATCTTTATCTTGAGGATAAAATTAATGGTGTGAGCGATTATATTTTGGTAGCAGATAGTGCTCTAGCTGATACTATTCTGCCAAAAGCTCAGAGTACTCGGTTGGTACTCACAGGTGGATCAGATGGAAGTGATATCACTGATGGGCAGCTTATTACAGGTTGGGATGAGTTTATCAATCCTAGCGTGGTTGATATTCGATTGCTTATTAATGGTGGTGAGACTTCTGTTGCAGTTCAATTGAAGATGAAGACAGTTGCTGAAGCACGACTGGATTGTGTAGCACTCCTTGACATTCCTTACAGTGTAACCAGTTCCTCAACTGATACAGTTACTTGGAGAAATAGTACGCAGTCGTTCAATTCAAGTTATTGCGTGCTTGATTCTCCATGGTTAACAATATATGATTCGTATAATGATAAGCTAGTTGAAGTTCCGCCTTCTGGATATAGAGCTGCTCAAATAGCATATAATGACTATGTTGGTCATCCTTGGGATGCTCCTGCTGGATTTAATCGAGGAATACTTGATGTTCAAGAAATAGATCCAGTTTATACTGAAGGTGAAAGGGATCTCCTTCATCAGAACCAAATTAATCCATTCCAAGATTTTGGTGGAGAAGGAAATGTAATTTGGGGTCAGTTAACCGAGCAGAAGAAACATTCAGCTTTAAGCGATCTTAATGTTCGAAGACTACTGATTGTACTTGAGAAATCTATAGCAATATCGTTGAGGACTTTCGTTTTTGAGCCTAACATTGAGATTACTCGGTTTAGAGTAGAAGCTTTGTTAAATGAGTATTTAGATCGGATAGCAGCTCAGGGCGCGTTTCAGCAAGAGGCAGGTGATTCAGGGTATCGTGTTATCTGTGATGAGACTAATAATACTCCTGCAAGAATTGATAATAACGAGCTTATGGTGGATGTGCTTATTAAGCCTGTTAGAGTGGCTTACTATGTTCAGTTACAGGTTACTGTTACAAAGTCTGGAACTTCCTTTGAAGAGTTAATAGCTAAAGGAAAGTTATTCTAATCTTTCAAAAGTAAAAAAGGAGATAGATAATGGTAATGAGTGTTGATAATCTAAAAAATGATTTAACAAACCCTGCAAGAGCGTATTTGTGGGATATTGTTATACCTAATATTCCTGGGGGAGGGGATGCAGAATCGCTGGAAATTCGAGCTTTTAGCACTTCGATTCCAGGAAGAGGTTTAGGAGGAATCAAGCTGGCCTACAAAGGAGGTCCAGGTATGAAAGTACCAGGAAAAATAACTATGTCTCAATCCTGGCCTGTAGTGATTAGGGAAGGTACGGATAAGAAAGTTTTTGAGGCATTAAATAGTTGGCAGGAAACCATTTCAGGAGTTAAAACAGGGATAGGAACTCTAGATCCACTTTTGAAAGCTAATTTGTATTTGAAATGTTTAGATCCTCCTGGAAGTACTTGGTTGAAGATACAAATGGTAGGGTGCTATCCCGAAGATGTTGCAGAAGTTCCTTTGTCTCAAGATACTGAAGATGTGATTATGTTTAGCTGTACATTCAGCTACGATTATTGGCTTGAGGCGTAAAAAATGCAGACTATCCCTTTCGATTTATCGGGATTAGCAGGAATCTATTTCAGAAGAATTTGGGCTCTCCAACGTACATTTAACTGGCAGCTTCTTATGCCAGATACTATCAATGGATTGTTTGGGTTACTTGTTTCTCAGTATTGTGAAGATGTGCGATTTGGGGATTACAGTATAAATTCAATTTCTTCTCTGCGATATGGGCCCAAACAAAGATTTTATGCCGATCTCGAAGAGATAAAATCTGTAACTTTGGTTTTTATCTCTCCTGTAGATAATTCAGTTTTGAATTACTTCTATGGCTGGCGTGAGTTAATCATTGATAAAGATGGTTATTACTCTGCTAAGAATAGATATTCTAAGACTATTTATATAGCTCTTTACGATAGATCTGGAGTTGAATCAACTCAGTTTGTGTTGAGAGGATGTTGGCCTAAAACAAATCCTTCACTTGGGTTATCATATCCATCGGAAGATGTTTTAAGGTTAGAATTAGAGATGAGTGTTGATCGGATTAGTCATAAGTCTCTAATAGGTTCTATATTGGAAGGAGTTACAAATTTTGCTAAAGGAAGTGCTAAAGGGGTTTTAGGAAAAATTGGTTTTTAAGTAAAGTACAAGAAGAAAGGAGAAGTAAGAGATGAGTGAGTACATGTCAATTAACCTCCCGTCCAGATGTATTCCCTACCCAAAAGTTAACCCAGAAGATGTTGTGATCAGACTTTATAGAATAGAGGATGAAAAAGTTTTGTCACAAATTGATCCCGTTAATCTTGAACGTAAGTATCTTCAAGTTCTTAAGGGGATCATTAAAGGAATTGACCCAACAGATCTGACTATAGGGGATAGGATGTATATCGTTTTATGGGAGTATATAAATTCATACTCCGAAACGATGGTTAGGAAAACACAGTGTAGTTACTGTATGAAGGTAGTCAAACCTATTATTAATCTTAAAGAGCTAGATATAGTACAGCTCCCAGAAGATTTCAAAGTTCCTCATTCTGTGAAGTTATCTTCGGTAGGTGAAGATGGTAAGCCAATACATGTAGATCTAAGATTCTTAACAGTAGAAGATGAAATAAAGACTGAAAAGTATGCTGATGATCATGAGGATTATCTAATCTATAGATACGCTCGTTCGATAGTTGGTCCTGGAGAGATGTCTACTCTTGAGAGGGTAGATTGGCTTTCTAAGTTGTCTCATCAGACAAAAGATATGGCTAGAATTAGAGCATTTCAGAATAAATTTTATCACGGACCCGATTTTGCTGCGACTTATAAGTGTCCAGAGTGTGGGGAGG